CGAAAGAGGGTACTTAACGCCTTTGGTTGATGGCACTTTCAATTGCAATCCAGTGAAGTTGACGATGGACACTATCACTGCGCTGGAAGTAATGGTGACTACTAAATCAATGCCTAAATCTGACGGCGGTTTTTTCTATGGGCATCAATTCCAGGCCGAGTCTGCTGACGAATACTACGAACAAGACTTGAAGTTTTGTGAGTGGGCAAAGCAAACAATCAAGGAGGGCGACCACGTTTACTACGATTGTTGGTGGTAATGTTTGCATAAGTTTGCAAAGGTTGGTAAAGTTTGTCAAAGGTTGCGGGGTAACTCGCAGCCTATTTTCAATCACAAGGAGTAAGTTATGAGCAAGTACAAAAGAATAGTTGACCTGGTGCTGTCCGCTATGGATGACGATGTGACATGGCGCAAGACATGGCAATCACAATCTGGCCCGCATTGCAACTGGCTTAGCAAGCGTCCTTATAGTGGCGTCAACCAGATCAGCACCATGATTTCAGCGTGGGCTAATAAGTACAAAAGCAATTACTGGCTGACGTACAAGCAGGTGCAGGATCTTGGCGGCAATGTCAAAGGACAGAAAGCCACGCCTGCTGTTTTCTATGGTAGCAATAAAGACAAGGACGATCCTGAAAAGCTCTACAAGTTTGCCAAGCTGTACAACGTATTCAATATAGAGCAGACCGGCATTGAAGTGCCAGAAGTAGAGCTGCGTCCGACAAAGTTAGAGCGGCCTTATGAGATGGCAGATGCCTTGCAGGTGGAGATTGAAAGCCATCAGTCTTACAACCCATGTTATTCGCCGCTGTCAGACAAGATAAAGATGCCGATGCCTGGTCAGTTTGAGTCAGATGATGCGCATCAGTCTACGTTTTATCACGAGTGCATCCATGCTACTGGGCATAGCAAGCGGCTTGATCGTCCGATACTTAACAGATTTGGCAGCGAGGACTATGCCAAGGAGGAGCTTGTCGCTGAGCTTGGCAGTATCTTCCTATGTGCAGAGCTTGGCGTGACCTATGACATCAAGCAACACGCAAGTTATCTAAAGTCATGGCAGAAGGCGATTGAGTCTGATGCTAACTATCTATTGACGGCATCGACGGCTGCGCGTAAAGCAGCTGAGTATTGTATGTCGCAGTTCACCATGATGCGAAAGTATGAGCAAGCTGCATAACAATCGGCAGGAATCCGGGCCCGATCCAGTGGGTGCGGGGCCCGGTATTCCCGCCTCAATCAATGTAAGGAGAAAGTAATGTCTGATTTTAGTTTTGATTATGTAAGAAAGGTCTGCCCTGAGTTGACTAAGGCAGAGTGTGAGGCTGTGCGCGATCATGTTCTTGATACGCACAATGACAATGAGATTTACCCAGAGGTTGTGCGGGTTGCTGCGCGTAGTTTGTTTCCGTATCAAGCCACGCCAAAAGATTCGGTTGTGCTGTTTGATAGAAGTAATTACATACGCACTGCGATCAAGCACCTTCAGAATGCGGACGCTGATATCAGCAAGATGAAAAGTAAGACAGATAATCTTGCTCAGATTCAGCTAGATATTCAGTGCTGCATTCACTACTTGTTAGAAGAGCAGGAGAGTAGGCATGGATAATCAAGAGCGGTATTACCCGGCGTCTTTAGTTGCTGTTTACTTTACGTGGTGTGCAGTAAATGACGAAAAGCCATCGGCAGAAGGAATGCACCAGTTCATTGACGAAGTGCAAGGGACTAAGCATCTCAGCGGAATTTCATCTCATCGAACAATAGAGGAGTTATTTGGTCATGTTATTGAACGTGGATAAAGTAATTGAGGTTATTGAGCATCACGCTACGCAGCTTGGACAATATTGCGATAATGACGCCAAGGAGCTTCGAGAAATAGACGAGCTTTCGCCCGAAGAAAAAAACAATTCTTACAACAATGCAATGGCTGCGTTTTATAGAGGCAGACAAGCAGGGCTTGACGTTGCAGGAATGCACCTTAAATGGATTAAACACACAATCAAATTGGAGGCTGAAAAGCAATGACTACTATTCATTGGGATCATCCAGATGTAGATGCGCTTGTCGTTATCTACTATGAGAAAGGCGACAGGGATAACCCGCCGTATGCAGAAGTTGAAATGGTGCTGCAGCCAGGAAGAACTCCGCCAAAAGAAATCACCAGGCTATTCAATCACGATGCTTTGCTTGATGACTTCTGGTTTCACCGACCTGACTTGGAGGCGTTGTAATGAAAATAGAAAGCGGAATACCCGTGCCAGATAGAGAAAAGGGATATGGCAAATGGCAGGTGTTAGCCAACAAAATGAACAATGGCGACTCTGTTTTACTGCCTTACTATGAAGGCAAGTCTTTTGCGTCTTCACTGTATGCACATGGTATACAGCCTACTTGTCGACAGGAATATACTGATGATGGCAAGCGTATGCTGCGCGTCTGGAAGATGGGGGAGTACTGATATGCACTGGCACAAATGCAGTTACTGCGACGAAACAATCCACCATGACGAGGATCTTAAGACAATGCCTGATGATTTGCCTGATGATATGCCATGGGTTACTGACTGGGACCTTGCGCACTATCACAGCTGGTGCTTTGAATCTGCTGTTAGTGATTGGAGGCAAGAGATTGCAATGAAGTATGGAGATGGATAATGACTGATACTAATGAGATGTGGATAGCTTTAGCAGCCGTCATTGCTTTATATGGCGGCATTGAATTAGCTTTATGGTTTACTTCTATCTAGGGGGAGTTATGGAAGATGAGTTTGTTGAATGCACTGAATGCGGCGAGCTTGTAGAGCCGGGCTTTGTAGATGACAACGGAATGTGTGATGAGTGCTGGGATGCCTACAATGCTCAAGGATATGAGCCAGACAAGGCGCAAGAATGGCATGACTTTGATCCTGATTGCTAGTAAACTCGGACGCGTCCAAGGCTTTCACTCCTAGCCTGATTGAGCCGGTCTGCAGCGCCCCGGTGGACGGAATCGCTGCCCTATTTTTTAGCCCTTTCTCTTTCAATAAGAATATCAATGTAATGACGGGCCTTCTGTAAATCCTGAACACCACCTTTAGACTGCCATCGTGAAACATACTTGATAATGGCGTGTTCGCAGATGCCAAGATTATTCTCTAGTGCATACTCTAGTGGCTGAATCTTTAGTGCTTTGTAATGGCTGCCGCCGACTTGCTCGGTGTTCCAGTTCATGTATCCTCCAGGCATAGGGCGCGGTACGCAACGTACTTTGCCCTGTAGTGTTCTGCTTCAGTCATAAGTTATCGACCTGCTGTATCCGCTCACCGATCCAACGCATCACGGGTACAGCCATTGAGTTGCCCAGAGCCTTGTACCTCGGCCCATCGGGACACTTATCTGCTGGCTTGTTGCGGTACGGGATCTGCGTGAAGCCATCGGGGAATCCCTGTAGCCTCTCGCACTCCGTTGGTGTCAGGCGTCTAACGCCATGGCGGTTAGGTGTGGGGCAAATAATTGCCTTACCCTCATCCACCCACTGGTTACAGCCCCACTTCTCGTTGTCCTTGGCGCAGAGCGTTGCCATCAGCTCAGGGTCGCTTCCAGAGCTGATCTCAGCATCGGGGGCAACTTTTTCCCCCTTTTCTCGGCTCGGCGCAGGATTCCCTGACAGGCTTTCGCGCTCAAAAAGAACCGCTGCGGCACGTCTCCAGTCTCCAAGGTATCCGACAACGAACACACGGCGGCGCCGCTGGGCCACTCCGAAGTATTGAGCGTCAAGAACTCGGTAGGCGAACCCATACCCGATTTCAGCCAGCGCCCCGAGGAAGGAGCCAAAGTCCCGTCCTCCGTTCGATGACAAGACGCCGGGGACGTTTTCCCAGACCACCCATTTGGGCCACTTGCGTTGAGCAAGCTTAATGAATTCGAGTGCCAAGTTACCGCGCTCATCATCCATGCCGCCTCTGAGTCCGGCGATGCTGAATGATTGGCAGGGGGTTCCCCCAACCAAAAGTTCGATTGATCCATAATCATCCTCTCTAATGGTAGTGAAGTCCCCGTGGCATGGAACCTCTGGGTAATGGTGCGCCAGCACTTCGCGCGGGAACTGTTCTATTTCAGAGAAAAATGCAGGCTCCCATCCTAATATATGCCACGCCATAGTCGCAGCCTCTATGCCAGAGCATATTGAACCGTACCTCATGCCTATACCCTTCGATGGTTGCGGAATGAGCGTGCCGCTGCCTCGCGCCCTATTCAGCCTAGCGATGTTGCAGTAACCACTGGCTCTCGGTGCGACGAAGGTGGTGCGGCGCTCTCCGATCCCAATGCCCCTTCGATGGCACTGCGGGTGGTAAATGGTTTGCCCTTCGCGTCGGTAAAGTATTTGATGCCCTGCTCGTCCAGCACCCGCATCAGCTTGGGCGTGGTGTATGCCTTGAAGATCTGAAACAGATCACGGTAGTAAAGGTATTCAGGTTGCTCGCTCATTTTCTCTCCTTGAAAAAAGCCCCGACTAGCGGGGCGCTTGATGGACGGTGGCAGATTACCAAGGGACATCGGCTGTTGACGCTGCCGGCGCTGACTGCTCTTGCGGCTTCCAAGTATTTCTCTCGGCGTACAGTTTGCCGCCTCGTGACTCTTTGATTTCCACGTTCAGCCACTCAAGCGTGGGATCTTCCTTGACGCACTTGCTGACCCAATCTTTAAACTCGTCCAGCTTAAAAGACAGCTTTGCCTTAACAAAATCCGGAGCGTTATCGCCTGGATGCTTGATGATAAGGCCGTCTACAAATTGCTTTTCTTCACTCATATCTCATTCCTACTAGGGTTGATTTTCATTACACGGTTTTCGTAGGTGGTAAAGATTCCACCCTTTGATGGTGCTAAATTCAATGCCTCCTTAACTTCGTTTGGTGTGTCTTCGATGATGCCTCTGAGGATGTCCCAGTCCTCATTAGCCACTGCGGTCTTGACCTCACAAATGAAGTCAAAGTTATTCCGCACGGCTTCCATGTAGGATAGGAACTCCTCATAGGTTTCTACCATGACCGCTTCTGCCCAGATGTTGCGGCGTTAGCGTCGTCATCCTTGTCTGCCCCAATGCCCAATGCCATTGACAAGCTGTATCGCTTGGCGTAGGTCACTGCGCTACCAAAGCTTTGCGCTGTTGGCTTGTCTGCTCGGACAATCATCTTGCCAGTGCTAAACATTTCTTCATGCCCAACCAAGACTGTTTCAATGCAAGCCCCAACATCACATTCATGGCTGATCTGTTGAAGTAGGATGCCATGACTGTTTAATATAGACTTTGCGTAATCCCACAACTCTTCAAAAGGAACGTACTTGCTCTTGAAGTGTGGATTAGTAGCCGATGCCTTGGCGTGAGATAATTCCTGCTGAACAGCAAGAAGGGTTTCAAATAATTTACTTTTCATAACTGCCTCCT